GCCTGATGTTTCCCAACGTACATTTATATCTTCTTTGAATGTGCTTGGGGTTGGGGTTGGGGTTGGTTCTTTTGGTTTTGAGCAGCCTAACAAGACTACTGCAAAAAGTATGCTTAGTTTATTCATTGTTACCTCCGTATGTCTGTTCGTAGTATTGTTCAGGTTGATATCTTACATCTCCATCACCCATATCGTATGCAATTAATATCTGCTGTTTCTCCATTTCTTTGGCTTGTTTTAGTATTGCATACCAAGTTAGCTTGTCTTTAGGCTCATCCCATAATTGTTTAAATAGCCATTCAGTAGCGGTTTGCTTATTTGATTCCATAATTTTGTTTAGTTAAACTTTAGCCGCTTTAATCAAAACCTCCTCCAGAATCTTCTTGACTGATTTATCTTGCTCAATAGCTTTTAGTTGGTAAAACTTGACTACTTCAGTAGGTAGGTCGAGTGCTTTTCTTTTTGTCTTTGTCATAATGCAACAAAATTATAATAATATTCTTAATAAGAAAATACTTTTTAAAAACTATCTATCCCCTCCAACTCCTTTACTCTCTTTTCGGCTGATTCCAAACGAGTTGCAAGTTCTAAAATATTTTTGTTCAACTCCAGATTTCTTGCTTTGGTTGCCATTTCTGATAGATATAGTTGCCCGATGTGCTGATGAACGGACACTAAATCAATAAGAATCTTCTCGGCTTTTTCTTTTCGCTCTCCACTTGCTTGCTCTGCGCTATTGTGTAAGGTAGTGATGACATTGCCTAACTTACCTACTATATGTAATGTCTTGGCTTCTTTTTGTTCATCAAAAGTCATTTGGGCTTTGAGAAGATATAACTGCTCAAAGGTCTGCTCGTATGCTTGTTTGTAGTTCATTAGAATGGTGTTTTAGTTTCACTTGCAAATCCTATAAATTCTCCTGCTTCTCTTAGCTTTTTTCCTTCTCCTGCATAGCAGATTTTACTTTCTAAGGTTTCTCTGTATCGAGATTTTCTCCAATCAAATTCTAAAAATCCAATCAAAGGTTTAGCCTTTCCAATTGTATCGGGTTTGATTTTAGAAAAATAAACATCTGTATCGTTTTTCTCTTTATTTGGCCAATCTACCGAGCAAATTACCTTGCCGTTCCTATACCAACTTGCGCCACCGCTTATATCGTTTGCATCTGGTATTCGCCTTTTCTTCGTGTCCTTATCAAATTCTACGTTCTTTGGATGGGCTATTGTCATAAAGTGCCTTTGTTTTAATTCAGCTAACTCGTTTCGGTAGCTTAAGACATAATCCAAATATTGGTCTTCTCTACCTTGAATATCGTGGTAGAGGTTCTTCCAACTATCAATAAAACAAGTGTTAACAATTCCGTTTTTATCTTCATACTCGCAAGTAAAGTTCCAGAGGTCAATAGGAGATAGTGGTTTTTTAGCATCTTCTTTGCCTGCAATCAAAAAATAAGTATCAATCCAAGCCGTTGCGTTTATCAAATCTAAGTCAGTAATTGAGTTCTCGTAACCCCTAAAACTTCTACGATAATACTTAACTAATAGTTTTCTTCTAATTTCGTTATAAGACCCGATGTCAGGAGCGTAAAGTAGGTGTCTTAATCCAAATACCTCTGATTGATAGAATAGTATTTCAAGTCCAAACTCGGTTTTTCCACTTCCTGGCGTTCCTGTGATATCTGTTACTCCATCCAAAGCATATTGGAATACCCCATTTAAGCACTCAAAGCCTGCGTAATTCATTCCCGCCCCTCCTGTCTTATGGAATACTTCAAAGTCTTTGCGTTTAGCGTTGTAATCAATTATTTTTACATTCATTAAAAACCCCTTTCTTTAAATTCACGAATTTTGCGCTCGGTTTCCGTTTCTTCTGTATGGTTGTTAAACTTTAATTTACCTTGAAGTTCATCTTTACTTGCCCATCCTTGAATAGCTTTTGCCCAATTAACATATTTGTTACCTTCTCCAGAGTATCGCTCGGCTGCTTCGTAGTAGTGTTTAAGTTTTTCTTTACTCCAATCTGGGAATGAGTTTTTAAATTCGTTTTTATCAAAGATTAAAGATTTATCAAAAGAGATTTTTATGGGTGTATTTACTTTCTTTTCCTTTCCTTTCCTTTCCTTTATAGCATTGCTATCGCATTGCGTTTGTAATGCGTTCGCATTGCGTTCGCTTAAGTTCCATCTATTAAACGCTGATTGTCTGGCTTTATCACTTTTACTATTTCTTTCATTAAGTCTTCTTTGAACAGATAAAGAGCCAAAAAAACCACTATCAAAAGTAAATAATTCGTAATCATTTATAATTGAAATTAAAACATCCTCATTGCACTTTAAATCAAACGCTATGCACTCGTAATCCGTTGGCAATGCGTTCGCATTATTATACAAATCTTCTATTAAAGCCCAATATAAACCATAACCTAAAAACCCGTGTTTTGATATTAATTTTTTAATCTTAATATCGTTTCTTGCATTATAATCGTGTGAGAAGTAAAAAGTATCTTTTGCCATAATTAATACCCCTCATTAAAAAGAATTTTACCAATAGCATAAAACCTTGCACTTGTACTCATTGACCTAAGATAAGACCCGAAATCATTTAATTCTAACTTAGTCTTTGCTACATTATGCCAATGCTTACCTAAGCCAAAAAATACATTACTATAACAACTTTCTATATTGTTATTAGTAAATGTTTGTTCAATAAATGTTTTAACGCCTCTACTATCTAAATTATTTAATAGTTCAATAGATGCCAAAATAAATTGCCTGCTATTTTCATAAGCAGAATATTTTGTTATTAATTTTTCAATGGTTTCTTGTTCCATATAGATTAAAAAAAGCAGTAAGCCGTTCGGGGTGCATCCCTACTAAGCTACTGCTTTGAATGTTTTTTTAACTAAATTGGTAATGCACTACCAAATAAACTGATACAAAAATACTACTTTAACCCAAACTTTTCTAAAGAGTTTTTCACATTTTTATCCTTTACGATTTTGTATTCAAAGTACCGCACTCGTTTGCCAAACTTTGATTCAGTTACCTTTTCTCTGTGAAGGATGTTGAAGTGTTCTCTTAACTCTCCTACTCTGGTGCTTAGTTTAATTGTCCCTGCGTGCTTAAATGCCGTGATAGGGTCAGTCCATCCCTCTAATAGAAGGAGGATGATTTGTTGCTTTTGTGATGTTGCTTTCATATTGTATAAATATTTAATTGGGTGTTAAATTTTGCTCTTAGTTCGATTCTCTTTTCTGTCGTGTAGACTTCTTGCTTTGGCATTGATTTGTTGATGAGTTTGGCAACTCGGATAAATTCTTTTAACTCATCCTTACTCCAATTCAAACCACGATACATATTCGGGAGGTCGTGCAGTAAGTTGTAAATCTCTTCTCCATAAATCCTTTCGATGCTTTGTCCGTACTTACTTAAGTTGCCGTTCTGGAAGCGATTACAATACTTACATTGACTTGATAGATTCCAAAGGTGGAAGGTACATTCACTTGCGCTATTTTTGCTTTTATGGTGGTAGTGTCCTGCTTCCATATGCTGCTTTAAAACTCCGCAACTGATACAAGGCTGCCCATAATCAATTGCTCGGATTAGCTTGTTTATCTCGGTTTGGAGTTTGTGTCTAAGGTCGGATGTAGTTTCTCTCGCTTCCTCAAGTATTGCGTTGTTTTTAGCTTGCTGCTTGGCTTTTAGTTGCATAGTTAACTCATAAGCACAGGCTACTCCGCAAACTTGCTGAAGCGGTCTTTTAGGCTCAAACGGCTTAGCGCATACTTTGCACTTCTTTTTCTTGCGTGGCATATTAAAATAGAGTTACTTGTTTTTTAAGACTTTCTGCCGCTTTTACGTTTTTCTCTGCCACATCATAATAGCTAGTTTTTAACTCAAATCCAATCCCTTTTCTATCTAATTCAATAGCTTTATAAACCTCGCTACCTACTCCCAAGAATGGAGTTAAAACCGTATCGCCTTTATTGCTCCATAAAGTAATGGCACGTTCAATAGTAGGTAATTGTAAAGGACAAATATGCTTTTCATCTCTTTCATCCCTTGCGCTTGTGAAGTTTAAAGTATCTCCATAGTCAATATCCATCCAAACAGGGGATGCGTACTTTTGCCAAGTATCTACATTTATTTCACATTTAACAGGATGATTATGTTCTCCCCCTTTTCTAAAAACAAGTAAATAGTCTGGGATTCCAACTCTTGACATTGCAGCATCTTTTTTTACCTGCTTATGAAGTAATCCAAGCGCTTTGGTTCTTTGCATTTCAACAACAGGGTCTTTCCAAATAGTTACTCGAGAATGATAAATAAAACCTTCGGATTCAAAAACCTGCCTTATTAAACCGCTAAAATCTCTCAAGCCGATATAACCTTCTTTACCTTTTTGAATAGGTAAATCCATGCAATGGACCGCAACATTGCGACCACTCCAAAGCACTCTAAACAATTCCTTTACCAAAAATCTAAAAGCTATCTCAAACTCTTTTTGGTCTTTAGAATTGCCCATATCTTCCAACTCATCTGAATAAGTGTAAAGGCTTGCAAAAGGTGGGCTAAATACTGACATTCCTATTGAATTGTCTGGAACTTTCTTTATCATTTCAACGCAATCGCCAAGCATTATATGGCAATTTTCTGATTTGTACTCTTTAAATTCTCTCATAGATTTTGATTTTATTGTGTTGTTTAAATTCTTATTTACCGCTATGCCCATTTGTTTTTGCATTTCTTCAAATTGGGCTTGTTTTGTTTTAATTGAGTTTACTACATTCTGCATAGTATCAGTAGTAATTAAATAAATGTTTACATGGTTATTCTGCCCGAATCTGTATGAGCGTCTAATAGCTTGGTATAAGCCCTCAAAGCTAAAATCTAAAGATGCAAATATCTGGTTATGGCAGTTTTGATAGTTGAGTCCAAATTGAGCTATCTTAGCTTTGGTTATTAAAACCCTAAATTCATTATTACCAAAACCGAGTAGCATCTTTTCTTTATATTCTGGAGAATCGCTACCTTTTACTTCAACTGCATCGGGTATCATTTTACGCAAATACTCGCCCTCTTCATTTTGTTTAACCCAGATTATAAAGTTTTCTTTTGAGTTGTTAACGATTTCTAAAACATTCTCTAATCTTTCAATTTTAGTTAATCTTAACTCCTGATTAAACTCGGTAGCAGAAATAGCCACATCATTAAACAAACTTCCGTTATTTCTTTGATTAGTTATTACTTGCTTTTCGATTAAGTTTAAATCTGGCAAATCATAGCCTTTTGCATTAAACCCAATATCTGAAGGTTTTGAAAGCATAACTGCCCATTGACTAACCCACTCCCAGAAGATAGATTCACAATGCCCTTTTATTCTCCATTTGCTTGTTTCGCCTCCATCATGTACAAAGTACATAGCCAACATTTCAGACCGTGTCATAGTGTTTAAAAACTCGCTATGATTACCTAATTCCATAGGGTCGTTTGGAGATGGAGTGGCGGTACATGCTAATTTATAGCTAGTTTCTAAAAATCTATTAATAACTAATGATTTGGTAGCGCCTTCATAATTCTTTAAAATACTACTTTCATCTAAAACCACGCCACTAAAAACGCTGCAATCAATATTATCTAATTGCTCATAGTTTGAAATATAAACACCGTGCTCTAAAACATCGGATTTAAGGCGCTCAATATTAATTCCAAACCTTTGACCTTCTTTTATTGTTTGGCCTGCAACAGCAAGCGGGCAAAGTATTAAAACAGGTTGCTTAGTTCGCTCACTTACTAATCTTGCCCATTCAATTTGCATAAAAGTCTTACCTAGTCCGCAATCGGCAAATATCGCAAATCTGCCAGCCTTTAACGCTCGCTTAACTATGTACTTTTGAAAGTCAAATAAGTTAGGGTTTAGCTCTGATTCTTGAACTTCAAATCCAGATTCCTGAACGGTTTTAATTTTGCCTTGTAAAAATTCTTGGTATGTCATTGTTGTTGTATTGTGTTAAGGTGTTTATCAAATCTTTGTTTAGTGCTAATTGTCCTCGCATCGTTAACTTGAAGTAAATCGGCTATTTTATTCTTAGCGTGAATTACGGTTGAATGGTCGCGGCTTCCAAACTTGCGACTTATGGCAAGTAAACTAAACCAGCCTTTGTCAGCAAGTAAGTACATCATATAGTGCCTAACT